AGCCGGCGTCTGTTTGCGCCGCCAGTGCCGCAAAACCTTCTGTCCCGCTTTCAGCCGCGGCAGAGTTCGGGTGTTGAGCCAGACGCGGACCTGATCCCGGACATGCCGTTCTTCAACATGGCGGTGCACGCGTTGGCCGAGACTCACAGGGACGACAGCATCTGCTTCTCGCTCTACTATTTCCACGACATTCGCCCGGTAAAGAAGATCGCCGCAGCCATGGGTGTGTCGCGCCAGGCTGTTTATAAGCGTCTCCGCACACATGCAGCTCGCATCGAGAAGGCGCGCCATCTGATCAAACGACTGCATCAGGGAGAGTGTCAACCTGTAGGTTGACAAAATAGTGGTTGTCACTTTCCCCTGATTTGCCTACCATTTCTGAAAGGCTGAATCAGTGCCTCCAAAGCCCGCGACGGTGAAAACCTCGCGGGCTTTTCCGTTTCTCGTGCGTGTCTCCTCGTCACTCTGTGGCGTTCGCCCGCACCGCTCACGCGGTCGCGGGCACTCTTCTTTTATGCCATCCAGACCACTCCGACCGTGCAAGCACCGAGGTTGCGGCGCGCTGGTGTCTGGTGGCAACACGTACTGCGAACAGCACGCTCACGAGCAAGTGAAGTGGAAGCCTGACGCGGTGCGAGGCAACAGGCATGCGCGCGGATATGGCGCCGCATGGGTCCGTCGCCGCGCTCACATCTTGTTGCGTGACTGTGGGCTTTGCCAAGTGTGTCGCAGGGCCGGTCGCGTGACGATCGCCACTGAGGTGGATCACATCGTTCCCAAGTCGCAGGGAGGCACCGATGACGACGACAACCTGCAGGCGATCTGCTCCCCCTGTCACAAGACCAAGACGGGCAGCGAGCGTCGGTGACAGGTGTCGCCTGTCCTTAACGTTATATCTGCACCTTAACCTTATATAAACGTTCGCTCGAAGCACGGCGGGTGGTCTTTTGCTTAAAATTTGTGCAGATTTCGGCGCATCTGTCGATCTGCCTAAATTTTGTGCAAATCGTCGCGGCGATTGAGCCTATGGGGTGGGGTAGGTCGAAAGTCTAGGGCTATTCCGGTCTGGACCGACCGTTCCGTCGTTTTTTTACGACCGCGAAATTAAAAATTCAGGAGTTGGCCGATGGGAGGGGTTGCGACGGTGCCCGGCCGCGGCAGAAAGCCAAAGCCGACGGCACGGAAAATCGCCGCCGGGAATCCCGGCAAACGCGCACTGAACAAGGATGAGCCCGATTTCGGCGCGGTCCAGAATATCGACCCTCCCGAGTGGATTCAGGCCGAGGCGCGCGATATGTGGGAGCGGATTGTGCCGCCGCTTTGCGCTCAAAAAATTCTGCAAATAACCGATTTGCACATCGTCGAAAAATTCTGTGCGTCGTACCGGAACTGGCGCGTCGCGCAGGCTGACCTGGACGCGAACGGACCGGTCGTGATGAGCGCCCAGGGTAGCCCGATCAAAAATCCGGCTGCGACTGTGGTCAATGAGGCGGCCGCGAAGATGGCGAGCTACGGCGCGCTTCTGGGACTTGATCCTGCAAGCAGGCAGCGTCTGGTCGGCGCGAAGCCGAAGACCCCCGATAACCCGTTCGCGAAGCTGCTCGGTAAATGATCGAAATACATGGCGACGAATTTCCCGCGCGTAGAGCAAGGGCTCAAGTTCGCGCGGGACGTCGTTCGCGGCAAGCGCCCAGCGTGTCGTTACGTGCAGCTGGCTTGCCAGCGGCATCTCGACGACCTTGCGTCGAGCCGAAGGAAGGACTTCCGCTGGAAGTTTGACCCAGAGGCAGCCGAACGGAAGCTCGAACTGATCGAGCTTATGCCGCACACCAAGGGCGAGTGGGCTTTCAAACGCCAACTCGTAACGCTTGAGCCGTGGCAGAAATTCGGCCTGATGGCGACCTTCGGGTGGCTCAATAAGCGAACCGGCAAGCGTCGCTTTCGCGAAAGCTACTGGGAGGTGCCTCGGAAAAACGGCAAGTCGGTTATCGCGGCGGGCGTGGGCATCGGCATGTTCGTGCTCGACGATGAGTTTGGCGCCGAAGTGTATGCGGGTGCGACGACCGAGAAGCAGGCGTGGGAAGTGTTTCGGCCCGCGCGCCTGATGGTCAAGCGCTCCCCGATGCTTATCGAATCGGCTGGGATCGAGGTGAACGCCTCGAACATGAACAAGCCGGAGGACGGCAGTCGCTTCGAGCCGCTGATCGGCAATCCTGGTGATGGAGCATCGCCATCGTGCGCGATCGTCGACGAGTATCACGAGCACGATAACTCGGCGCTGTACGAAACCATGCTCACCGGCATGGGAGCGCGTCGGCAGCCGCTTATGTTCATCATCACGACGGCTGGCGCCAACATCGAAGGCCCGTGCTACGACAAGCGGCGGCAGGTCATCGAAATGCTCGAGGGCACCGTGCCCGACGACGAGCTTTTCGGCTGGATCTGGTCGATTGACGAGGGCGACGACTGGACGGACCCGAAGATCCTAGCGAAAGCCAACCCGAACATCGGGATTTCGGTTTACCAAGAGTATCTGGAGAGTCAGCAGCAACGCGCGATCAAGTCCGCTCGCTTCACGAACACGTTCAAAACGAAGCATCTGAACGTGTGGACGTCTGCAAAGGCGGGCTACTTCAACGCCGAAGACTGGCGCGCGTGCGAGGACGAGACGCTTTCGCTCGAGCAATTCGAGGGGCACGACTGCATGCTCGCGCTCGACCTTGCGCGAAAGCTCGACCTGAACAGCATGGCGCGCCTGTTTTGGCGCGACATCGACGGGCGGCGGCACTACTACAGCGTCGCGCCGCGCTTCTGGGTGCCTGAAGACACGGTGCGAAACACCGAAAACCGGCGCATGGCCGAGCGCTATCAGAAGTGGGTCAACACCGGGCATCTGCTCGAGACACAGGGCGCGGAGATCGATTACCGCGACATTCTCGAGGAGGCGAAAGAGGCGAATCGGCTGTGCCCGGTGCTTCAGACGCCTGTTGACCCGCACGGCGCCACAAACCTGTCGCACCACCTCGACGACGAGGGGCTGACGCCGGTCACGATCGTTCAGAACTACACGAACATGTCAGACCCGATGAAAGAGCTGGAAGCGGCGATCACATCGGGGCGGTTCCATCACGATGGCAACCCGATCATGACATGGTGCGTGAGCAATGTCGTGGGCAAGCACATGCCGGGTAACGACGACATCGTTCGCCCGATCAAGCAGGGCAACGACAACAAGATTGACGGCGCCGTGGCTCTGATCATGGCAATCGGCCGCGCCATGCTCGAAGGGCAGACCGGCTCAATCAGCGATTTCTTAGCGAGTCCGATCATCGTATGAAAGAAAGCAAGCAAAAGTCGCCAGGGCGCATCAAGGCGAGCGTCCTGAAGTGGCTTGGCGTGCCCATTTCACTGACGGATGGAAGCTTCTGGGCGGCATTTGGCGGCATGCAATCGTCGAGCGGCGAGGCGGTGACCGTCGACTCCGCTCTGCAGTTGTCCGCTGCATGGGCGTGCGTTCGGCTAATTGCCGAGACGATCGCGACGTTGCCGCTGAATCTGTACGCAAAAGCGACCGATGGCACGCGCACGGTCGCCACTTCGCATCCGCTCTACAGCGTTTTGCATAACCAGCCGAACGCGGACAACACCGCTGTGGAGTTCTGGGAGGTGATCGTCGCGTCGATGCTGTTACGCGGGAACGGGTACGCGCGAAAGCTGCGGGCCGCGGGCCGGATCATTGGCCTTGAATTGATGCTTCCGCATCGAACGGATGTAAAGCGCCTCACTACCGGCCAACTGCAATACACGTACGCAGAAATTGACGGAACCAGCACTGTCTTGGCCGAGGATGACGTGCTGCACTTCCGTGGCTTCAGCCTGAATGGCTGGATGGGCCTTTCAGTGATCGCGTACGCGAGCGAGATCTTCGGAAACGCCACCGCGGCGAACAAGACGAGCGGCAGCGTGTTCCGGAATGGCCTGCGCCCGTCCGGTGTGCTGTCCACAGAGCAGATCTTGCCGAAAGACAAGCGCACCGAGATCCGCACCGACCTCACCGAGCAGTTCGGCGGCGCAATGCAGGCCGGAAAGACGATGGTGCTTGAGGCCGGCATGAAGTATCAGGCGATCACCATGAACCCCGGTGACGTGCAATTGCTTGAGACGAAGGCTTTCAACGTCGAAGAAATCTGCCGCTGGTTTCGCGTGCCGCCCTTCATGGTCGGGCATAGCGAGAAGTCGACGAGCTGGGGAACCGGCATTGAACAGCAAATGATCGGGTTTCTGACGTTCTCGCTGCGTCCGTGGCTGACTCGCATCGAGCAGACCATCAAGAAGGGGTGCTTGGGCCCAGTCGAGCGCCTGACGTACTACCCCGAATTCGCCGTCGAGGGACTTTTGCGTGCCGACAGCGCTGGCCGCGCGGCGTTTTACTCGCAAATGGTCAACAACGGCATTTACACGCGCGACGAGTGCCGCGTGATGGAAAACAAGGCGACGAAAGGTGGGAACGCAGACGTTCTCACCGTTCAATCGGCGCTGTTGCCGATCGACAAGCTTGGCGAGCAGTCCACCGCATCGGCAGCGCAAGACGCACTGAAAAATTGGCTTAGCCAGGAGCAGAAGCATGAATCGTAAGAGCGCAAAGGGCGGCTACAAGGTCCGCGCATTCGATCTCGATGTGAAATCGGTCGACGATTCCGGACAGTTTTCGGGATACGGCTCCGTGTTTGGCAACGTGGATAGCTACGGCGAGGTCGTAGCGCCGGGCGCCTTCGCAAAGAGTCTGGATGATCTTGCGTCGAGCGGCCGCGCGCTCCCGATCCTGTGGCAACACGACAGCTACACGCCAATCGGCTCGTGGTCCGGCCTGAAAGAAGATGACAAAGGCCTGTTCGGCGACGGTTCGCTGTGGCTAGACGACGCGCCGAACGCGAAGATCGCCTACCGCGGGATGAAGGCGAAGGCTTTCACTGGCCTGTCCATTGGGTACTTCGTCACGAATTCCAGTTACGACGAAAAAACTGGCATTCGCACCCTGAACGAGCTGGACCTGGTCGAAATCTCGATCGTAACGAATCCAGCGAACACCGAAGCGCGTATCGAGGCCGTCAAATCGGTGATCGCGCACGGCGGCATCCCCTCATTACCCGAATTCGAGCGGTTCCTGCGCGAGGCAGGCTTCTCGAAATCGCAGGCGGCGGTCATCGCAAACCGCGGCTTGAAGCACCTGCTCCGGAGTGAGTCCGGGGAAGACTGCGAAACCCCGGCCTTGTCGAGCATTCTCGACGGTTACAAGGCACCTCAACTCCCATCCTTTAGCTAAGGAAAATCATGCAGAAAATCCAATATCCGCGCGATTTCGGCCGCAAAAACGCTGGCGGCGCTGACGACAAGCTCGAAATCAAGGGCCTGCTCGACTCCCTGAAGGAGCGCGACAGCGAAATCAAGTCGTGGTGCGAGAAGGCCGCGAACGAGATCAAGGAAACCGGCAAGGTCGCGAGCGAAACGAAGTCGGCGCTCGAAAAGTTGTCCGAAGAGGGCGTCAAGACCAACGAGCGTATTCTCGAGCTGGAGCAGAAGCTCGCGCGGCGCGGCGGCGGCGAAGAAAACGTCGTCAAGTCGATCGGCGAGCTGATGACCGAGTCGGAAGACTTCAAGTCGTTCGCTCAGAAGGGTCGCGGGACGGCACGCCTTAACCTGAAGGCCGTCTCGAACATCACGAGCGCGACCAGCGGTCAAGGTGGCGTCGGCGTCGCGATCTCTCCGGACCGCCTCGCGGGCGTGCAAGGGCCGGCCCTACGTCAGTTCGTCGTGCGCGACCTGATCATGCCGGGCCGCACGGCGTCGAACGCGATCGAGTACGTGCAGGAAAGCGGCTTCACGAATTCGGCCGCGCCGGTCGCTGAAGGCACGGCGAAGCCGCAGTCGGATCTGTCGTTCGAACTCAAAACGACGACAGTCAAGACGATCGCCCACTGGTTCCGTGCATCGAAGCAGGTGCTTGCCGACGTGCCGCTGCTGCAGAGCTACATCAACGGCCGTGCGATCTACGGCCTGAAGTATGTCGAGGAAGCACAACTGCTTTCCGGTGACGGCACCGGGCAGAACATCCTCGGCCTGATCCCGCAAGCAACCGCTTTCGACGACGCGCGCCGCGTGACTGGCGACACGAAGATCGACACGTTGCGTCATGCCATTCTGCAGGTCCGGCTGGCTGAATACCGCGCGACTGGCATTGTGCTTAACCCGGTCGACTGGGAAGGCATCGAGTTGCAGAAGGATTCGACGGGCCAGTACATCTGGGTGAACGTCCAGGACGGCGGCCAGCAACGCATGTGGAAGCTGCCGGTGGTCGATACCACGGCGATCGCTGAAGGCGAGTTCCTCGTCGGCGCGTTCGATCTAGCCGCCCAGGTGTTCGACCGCGAAGACGCGGCCGTCGAAGTGTCCACGGAAGACGCGGACAACTTCACGAAGAACATGGTGACGATCCGCGCCGAAGAGCGTCTTGCGATGGCGGTCTACCGTCCGGAATCGTTCGTGCACGGCTCGTTCGCCGCGTCGTAATCGGCGGGGCGCGGGTTCTGCACGCAGGGCTCGCGCTCAATCGGGAGGCTGACATGAAAGTCAAAGCTGAAAAGGCATTCGACGGTCAAGAGGGCTACGTGAAACGTGGCGACGTGATTGAGGTGTCGGAACTGCGCGCGCGTGAATTGAAGCGCGTGGGCCTTGTGAAGAATGTGGCCGAGAAGGCTGCGCCGGTGGCGAACAACAAGAAGGCGCCGGAACCCGAAAACAAGAAGGCGGCGAAGTAAATGGCCGATCCAACGCAAATCATCACGACGGCGCAAGCGCTCGCGCATCTGCGCGTCGACGCGGGCGTCGAAGACGATCTG